AAACACCTTTTGGTGTTTTCATAAACCTTCCCAAGGGATCCGGCCTATACGGTAGTGTACAGGATAGCTCTTTCGCTTGAAAGTATACTTTAACGGAGCGATCTGCTCCCCCCATTAATTTGGGCAAAGAGGGGTAGTCTCTTTTACTCTAACATGTTATTATCCTCTAAAAGGATTGATTAGATGCTAGAATAATTATAAGTGACTAACTATAATTAACAATACCATTCTTTAATTCTATTTTATAAACTTGTTGGATATCCGTAGCAGGACCCAATGAGGGACTTACCATCTATTAAGATGTTTTTTGGATAAGTAACGTGTATAGTATGGGTATTCCATATGAATTATATGAAACGTCTTACTGTCTTTATTTCTATCTACCTTTATATCATCCTTTCATGATAATAATATTAAATAAATTTAATATGAAATTATCAACTGTTTTATTACAAAGATCCTTATATGAATTATCGAGAGATATTTCATGGTCTGACCATAAACGTAAAGGATACGTTATCCGGGACCCCGCGGATGCGGATGAGTTATTGTATGTTTCAGAAAGCGAATATAACAAGTTAATTCGAGTTATGTTATCTAATGAAGCATCTATTGATGTCATTGCAACTCCTCGGGACACACCTGCGTCTATCGCCAGAAAGTTCCCAGATCCTAAAGGATCTCCGAACACCCCCTTATTAGGGATGAGTGGTTTTCCTCGAGATTTTATATTAAACCTAATTCCCGGTTGGAAAATAAAAGACTCTATGATCTTAATCGAAGGAAACTTCGACAAATTCATACCTTTATATTATAAACATATAATATCTTGGCTTGGACTTAAATCTTCACGAGTGAATACTCGTTTAGTAGGGAAATTAGGAAAACATTTTGGTCTCGTTCATCAGACTAGAGGAATTAATCAAGTTATTACTCGATTAAAAATTTCATCTATTGCTGTTTTACAGTATATAAGTGGAAATCCTCTTAGTACAACGCAAGAGCTTGGTCAACGAATTAAATTAGTGGCTGGTTTACCAGCTTTTTTACCTTCTACATTACGTAATATGATTAGATCGAAAAATCTATCGTATATACGAGTAATAGTTTCACTATTACATTCTTATAAAGGACTCTCTGGTTCTTATAAAGAACCAGATTTATCATCAATCACTGCTCCTCGATTTACACCGAGTGCCAAATTATTTGGTCTTTCTGAAGAGAAAGCTCAAAGATTATCAAAATATTTATATTTTGATGTGACTGATGATTTGTCTGAATTAGAATTAACTCGTATGAAATTTTGGAGATATATTAATCCGTCAGGTATTAAATGTTCTTTTGCATTAGATGCTGAAGAACTACCTTTAAATATTAAGGCAGG